GTGAACTCATAGAAGCGAGTCACTGTCACTGGTGTGTTGAAGGTTGATTCGGTTGCAATTCCCAGTTGCGAACCAATGCCGGAGCCGATTGCCATTTATGTTCTCCTAGTTGTTAGCAGCAGGGGTTGCATCTGCTGGTGCTGGTGTGGATGGTGCTGAAGCAGGAGCTGAAGCAGAAGAATCCGCCACCCAGTTGTCTGGTTGCTCCAAGAGAGATGCTGCTGCCTCATTTGAGACATCTACACTCTCGCCAGCCTTCACGACAAGATTGCCGAGGGCTGGAATTACGAGATCGCCGAGAGGCGACACATTCTTGATCTTTGCCATTTTCTTGCTCCCTAGATTCTGCTCTGATAGGTAATTGTAAAGAGGATTCCGACACCAACGCCGTTGGTTGTTTGGCGATAGTTGATTTCGCCCGACTCCATCCCTGAGAACTGGACAATCCCACCGAATGAAACATCGGCGCGAATGACTGCTTCAACGCTGGAAAGAAGGGAGAAAGCCTGTGCGCGGCGAGTTGTGATGTCGCTGGTTCCATTGGCTGACCAGAGGAAACAGTTCAGGGTTCCTTGCTCGAACTTGGAGATGGCTCCGAGTGGGCGATATTCCTGACGAATGGAAGAGGCGCGAACTTCATCGCCGTCAAGATTTCCGTCATGTCCAATGGCGATGGCATCGCCGGGATATGACATATCAATCTCGATGCCGTCAAAGACACGAACGCCAGATAGGGAGGAGGCTCCACGAAGAGCAGTGATCACCGCATTGGTGAATGTTGGCATCGTTGATGCTGACATGGGCTAAGCCAATCCGGGGAATGAAGTAGGGTCGAGAAGTTCCATTGCTCGGCGAGGAAGGGAATAGGTCGGGGCGTTGTATAGCTCATCACCAGAGTTGGTGCGGCTCATGACATTGATTGCTCCGCGCTGGGTCTGCCAGAGGTGACGGATGATTTCGAGAACGCCTTGCTTGGCGCTCATCGGAGGATTGACATATCCCGCCACATAAGTGATTTGGATATTGTTCATACCTTGAGTCCAGTAGCCATAGGAATTGGTCGCATAGAGCGTTCCTGAGCCGATGCGATAGAGGCGTTGTCCGGTGTAGTCGAGAACATAATTCGAGGCGGAAACAAGAGCGCCGTTCTCATAGACCGAGGTGATGCTGATTGCCTTAGGGTTACGAATACGGATGAACTCAGTTCCGCCATCGTAAAGTTCATTGGTGAAGGTTCGGCGACCGAGAACCTGTCCGACATAGTTCTCAGCCAAGTCGGTGGCAGCATCGATGAATCGGCGAACTTCGTTCTCATTGGCGTTCGCTGCTGGGATGTTCAAGAACTCCAAGCATTCGTCATAGCCGACAATTCCAATGTCTGCGATGTCGCGAACCTCGAAGATGTCTGAGAAGGCTTGAGGATATGAGCCAGTTGCTGACCATGCCAAGATATGACGACCGACTTGGGTGGGCAGGAATGAAGCCGTATATGTTCCAGTCGTGGAAGTCGCTGTCGTGACCGATGAGGTCGTTCCATCGGGAAGGGTGATGTTGAGAGTGACTGTGCCGGGATTGACTGCGTTGCCAGATGAGTCAACTGTGAGCCAAGTCAGATAGACCTTGTCACCGAGATCATAGGAACCTGTTAGCGCCATGAATCACTCCTTGAATGGTAGGGCATCAGACTGAGTTGCAGGGGTCAACTCAATCTGATGCTTGAGCTTGTTGAATTGCATGATCGCGCATCGGTGTGTGATGGCGTTCATCCAACCAGAACTGTTTGTGGTGAGGCAGGATTGCTCCTGTGTGAGCGTGGATCTTGTAACCGAGAGACTTCAAGCGCTTGGAGAAGAGAAGATCCTCGCCAAAGTAGGTTCCATCAATCGCACCTTCTACGAACCACGCCCAGTTCGCGCCTTGGTTCGGAGTTGCGTTCTTTTGCAGATCAAGAAGAACACTGCGATGGATAAGTAGGCAACCAGTGCCTGTGGCATCCACTTCAATAATCTGATCCAACGGATAAGCATCAATCGCCTCCAATCCCTTCTCAGAATCCATGCGATAGATCGTGGGAACGGGTCGAAGAGCATCGCTATCATCGAAGAATGCTGCAAAGACTAGCCCTGAGACGATCGGGCGCTCTTTGTCGTGCGCTGCATCGATCAGCTTGTGCCAATTCTTGAGTGAAAGTCGTTCATCGGAGTCAATCAAGAGAAGCCACTGGGCATCTGTTGTCTCCAAGAATGTTTTGACCACGACATTGCGTGATCGGGTAGTCAAGCCAACATTGCCGACTTGAACCATGTGATCAAAGTGTCCATCTTTATCTCGCGCAATATGGATCAGATCCATAGCGAGAAGGGAATCGATTGTCCCGTTGTTGACCATTCCGATGCAGACTCTATCTCGCGCCTTCATCGTGTTGATCCAGTTCTAATGGTGACGACCTCGCGGTATTCCACACGCGGCTTGACGATCGCCTTCTCTGGTTGAACTGTTTCCAATTCTTCGATCAAGTTGTCGAGATATTGGATGCCTTTATTCTGCACCATCTCGCGAGCAGACTTCAGACCTTCTAAGAATAAGTGATTCATGAATCCCCCTGTGGATTGTTTGGTGTTGGTTGCCAGCCTCCGGCTTTGTGCCACCGAAGGACTCCCTCGGAGGCTGGCAATCAACTATTCAGAGCCTATCAGGAATTAGTATCCTGAAGGAGCAACTGTTCCAGTTCCGCTAATAGCAGAGACTGACTTGTTGAAGCGGTGTGCGAGAGCTGCGTATCCATAAACTTGGAAGCGAACTGTGAGGTTGCTTGACAAGACATCTGGAAGAACGCGTGTCTTCACGCCTGACTCGAAGAGGTAAGAATCTGAGAACTTACCAACGAGGATTGGGCTTTGGTTGGTTGCGAAGGTCTTTGGAAGGGTTGCATCAATGAAGACTGGAACGCCTTGGATAGTACCTACGAGACCAGCAGGAGCGCCGGGATTTGTAACTGTGCCAGAAGCGTTGAACGCCTGTGAAGCACCTGTTACAGGGACAACTAGAGGGCGGTTTGAGCCATCTACCTGTGATGCGAACCAGTACCACATTGAAGGGTGCATGACGATTGCTTCAGCAGCCTTGTAGCGGTTTGTAGTGACCTTAGAAATCGCCTGAGCGATTGCCTTGATGCCGTTGACAGCAGATGGAGTTGTTTCAGTCCATGTTGTTGGGATTCCGTTTGTGGAATCGTTACCAAGGGTGATGAGACCCTTGAGGTTGCCTGATGTTCCATCGCCAGAACCTACGACAGCAGTGTTGAGCTGCAATGCGTAGTCAGCCATGAGGTCACCGAAGACGAGGCGATCAAGACCGCCAGCCAAAGGAGACTGCTCAACGAGCTGGATTGACACATTCTCATAACCTGAGATGGTGCGAACTGGTGCTGTGACTGTGCTTGAGACCATGTCACGAGTTGTTGTCGCTGTGTTATCAGCAGACTGGAACGCTGCGAGTGTACCTGTGGTGATCTGTGGAATGTTGATCGAGTCAGTACCGGCAGGAAGTGCCATGTTGGTGACAAGGTCAGCAGTTACACGAGCAGCACGAGCGAACTCAGCATATTCGTTGATGAGGTAGATAGGAGGAACGAAGTCTCCGCCAGCGCCATCGGTGCGTGAGATGTCGCGAGTTTCAACTGCGACTTCTTGCTGGTGACGATAGAGGCGCTCCCATGAGGAACGATCATTGCGAAGCTGTGCGCCAATCATGTCGCGAACGAAAGAGTTCTCGCCATTCTTGTCGTAGGTCATTGACTCGCGTGTGACTACTGCGCCACCGAAAGTCTTCACGCCAGATTCCTTGCGTGATTCTGAAAGTGCTGCTGTACGGGCTTCAACCTTTTCAGCAGTTGCGATGCGCTCATCAAGTGCAGCAATTTCTTCCTGCTTTGCTGATGCGGCATCTAGAGCTTCTGCGCTGACTTCGTCTGCTGCGAGTGTTGTTTCAACCTCGGCAACAAGACCATCGCGCTGCTCCTTGAGCTTTGATGCTAGAGACATTTCTGTCTCCTCTCTTGGATTGGGTATTGAACCAGTCGGGGCGGGATGCGCCGAGGGTTTATGCCTTGACCTTGCGAGTCAAGGAATACTGCTTGACCTTGAGTTTCAACTTGCGCTTGGCAAGTT